TGTACAAATTTTTTATTAGATACAGCTTCCAAATTTACTTTATGTTTTTGTAAAACAGCAGTTAGTGCTCCACCTTCACCATACCCTACACCGTAAGAGGAATACCTTTTAAGTTTACCGTTCTTAGTAACTAGATTTTGATTAAAGGTATTTTCCCATTCACTTTGTAGCTCTAGTAAATCATCTAAAATATTTTGCGTACTGGGTAAGTATGGAAGAGACATTATAGCTTCTCCAATATAAATTTCTCTATCTAATTTGTAGTTTGTTCTTTTTAAAGCATTAATAACCATATTTATACCCTCCATAGAAAAAGGTTTATCGGCAAAATCTTCAAACTTCCATAAAGCGTAAGTATAGAAGGTATCTTTTTGTAAGTCTAACCCTAAATGTAATCCTGTGAACCAATCGCAGTCTATAAAAGTAACTCTTTGTTTTCTTTCAAGAACTGTTTTAACTAAAAAGATTAATTTATCGTAGTAACTAAAAACCTTTTTTGTATATTTTTCTGTTTTACAATTAGGAAATAACTCCGGTCTATCAGTTAAAATATGTACATCTTTTCCAACAGATTCACGTTGAACTTGATGTGTGTACTTTGCACCGAACTCTTTACCTGTGATGAGAGTTGCATATATCATTTAAGGTAGTTATAGACTGTTAAACCGTTTTGAAAATTAACTCTAAATGCTGCTTTATTCCAGTTGTCAATATACCCGTAAATGGTATGGTATCCCATCTCATTAATCCAATAGTCAAAAATTTTATTATAGTTATACAACCCAGCATCGGCAGGTCTTTTAACATTTCTTGATACAAAGCAACCTCCTCCGTACAGTTCTCCTGCAGGAAGGTCCTGTATGTTAGTTTGCCAATCAAAACATACGTTATTGTTTCCCCAATTCCAGCCTATACATTCATCGTTGTAATAAAAAAGTAAACAGTGGGAATTTGCTTCAAAACGTCTCAATACTGTTTCGTAATTAGGAACGTCATCCCAATCTGTAAGTTCTTCATTAATTAAATCTACTACTGTTTTAAGGTCATTTGCAAATGTATCAACATTTTTAATATCAGCATACTTCATACTGTAGTGTGCCTTATCCGGAAAACGTTTGTAGTCTTCTTTAAGTAACCTAATTTGTGTGGTAGACGATAAATCTATCATTTTACTCTCCTATATCAAGAATTTTAGCAGCCATACGAATCACATCTTCATCGTACTCAGTGAGCAGTCTATATGCTTTCTTTTTCAATTCTGAGGTAGGATGTTGGATAACTTCACGTTCAGAAACATCACCTAAAAAAGGTCGACGAGTAACAGTCTTACCGCCGTCTGGAGATTCAAAGATAAATGTTTTACCTTTTTCTAGAGCTTGAACTCTTTTAGTAAACTCCTTTTCTTCTTGCATTTCATGCCATTTTTTTACAGAATCGCTCATAAAAAATATCTTTAAAATTGTTATACCCTATCGCTGCATTAGCTTGCCAATCCTCAGTGGAACCGTCGTCACTAACCCATTTATATGAATATATGATTTTTTTAGCATCTATACAACTTTTCGCTATAGAATATAACTCCATATCTACAACATCACAGTGGTCAATTCTAAAGTTATACGAGTGATGATAATCAACTTCTAACTCATAAAAAGTGTCTGTGGTAAAGCATCTAATGCCGCTTTGACTAAGTTTAAGAGGTCTGTAATTGTGAATAGTTCCGGCATAAAAGTCATTGTATACCATTCCAATTTCTAAAACCTCCCCTGGTTTGTAATCTTTAAGACTACCAACTGATCCAAAATTTACAATTATATCTGGATTATGTTCATCAATGAGCTTTTGTGTGTTAATTGCAGCTTCCACTTTTCCTATACCAACTATGTGAATAGGGTGGCCAAATAGTTCATCATCATGATGTTCTAATTTAGTTGCCGATACTAGTAAGATATTAGACATTTTGTATCTTTTGGTTTTGTTAATCCTATATCAAGCAGACATATGTTGTCGTAAAGAGAGTACCCACATTTTAAAGCAAGTTTTCTAGCTGCCTCCATCGTACCTCCCGTTGCATACACGTCATCAACTATTACTGCCGTTTTGCTATCGTTAACGTTATCTGTTACCTTATTTTCCAATTGAATTACAGCAGAACCGTACTCTAAGTCGTACTCAACTGTTTGAAGATTATTAGGAGGAAGTTTACCAGCTTTTCGTATCATTTTAAATCCGGCACCGCTTATCATTGCCATAGAAGCCGCGAAGATAAATCCCCTTGATTCTATACCAAAGAAATAATCGGGTATGTGTCTACATTGAAACAACATATTACGTACAGCGTAATTATAAGCAGTATTGTCGGCAAGTAGAGGTTGTATGTCTCTAAATAATATCCCTGTTTTGGGAAAATCTTCAATCTCTTTTATATAACTTTTCAGATTCATTCTTATGTTTTAGCTTTCGCGAATATTTTGATTTATCTCCATGATCCTTCTGTAACATGCGACGTCTGGCCAATTGTGATAACTCACCTTTGGTGTATTTTTCATCTCCTATGTACTTTTTGTCTTTCACGGTTATCTATCAATTTAGTCAATACTCCCCATATCTACAACAGAAAGTAGTTTTTTATAGTATTTAACTTCACTGTCTATTAAACTATTAAATTGATCTCTAACACGTGGGTAAAGCCGGGGGTTTTGTAACACTTCCTCAAAAGCAGGATAGAATTGACTGTTTGAGTGTTTTAAGCTAAGTTTATGTCTATAATCTGTTATACTCACCGACTCTAATGGAAGTGTGTTAAATCTAATATGAGGTAGTTTATGTCTAAACTCATCAAACATATTATAAAACATCTGTGTGTGAAGACTATTGTGTACTAAACTTTCAAACATAGTGTTAAACAACGATAATAAAAACTGTACTAATTCGTCGTGATGCCTTTCAAAGAAATGCTGCGGCCATGGTGTGGGTGTCACCCCTTCGTAACTAAGATTATCATCATAATACCTGTCATGTACCTTTAAAAAAGGAAACTGTTGAGTTAATTGGGGAAAACACTTTTGTCTCATACGTGGATTAAAAATATCCTCTACAAGTCCTGAAAATAGTTTATGTCTAGGGTGGCGTGTTACTACTGTAATGGGTTCGTTAAAAAATGAAGGTAGGCATGAATCTAAATCTCTATAATCCATAAAGTGTTTAAAGTGCGATTTAGAATAAAAATAAGTAAATCCTTGCTTGTATGAGGTGAGGTACCACCTGTCTTTAACATTGAAAAAAGTAAACCAACCTGGTTTATTATGTGCAAAACCAAAATGAGGTATACGGTGCATTTTAAATATAAATAGCTTAATAAAAAACCCCGCCGTTTCCGGTAGGGTCTTTGTAAAAAATGCGCGTGACGACTTCGTCGGTTAGAGAGAAACGCCCCCTACCCTTTCGTTTCATCCATGTTCGCCTTTTTGTAAGGAGTGATTAACTTCTTGATCTCACCTGCTGCTTTTCTAGCTCTTGCTTGAGAAGCTTTAGTAGTACCTCCGTTTTCACTCTCTAAAATAGCAAACTGCTCTGCAATCTGCTCAAACAATTCTTGTTTTGCACTCATAATTAATTGATTAAATTTAACCTAACAGCATGTTTGGATCTGTTCCTGCTGTATTCTTTTTCTCTTTACCTTTACTAACTACTGCTTCTGTAATTAATAAAGTTCCTGCAACAGATGCAGCATTCTCTAAAGCAAGCCTTGTTACTTTAGTTGGGTCTATAATACCCTCTTTAAACATATTAAAGAAATCTTCTTCTCTTGGATTATAACCAAACCAAAAGTCATCTTCATTCTTAATACGTTCTTCTATATCACCTATAGTATCATTATCTAATCCGGCATTCTGAAGTATCTTGTAGAATGGTTGTTCGATAGCGTTGATTACGATATCATAACCGGTAAGTTTGTCTCCTTCTACTTTTTCTTCTTCTAATGGATTAGTTAGAGTGTCTGTTAACCATTGAGCAGCTCTTAGTAAAGCAGTTCCACCTCCAGGTAAAATTCCTTCTTCAATAGCAGCTTTGGTTGCATGTAAAGCATCATCAACTCTGTCTTTTTTCTCTTTCATTTCTACTTCAGTATGACCACCAACATGTACGATAGCAACTCCTCCTACAAATTTAGCTAACCTACTTTGTAGAGTCTCTTTTTCAAAAGGAGAATTAGAATCATCAATTTGTTTTTTAATTTGATCTATTCTATTTTCAATTTCTTCTTCTGAACCTTTTGCATCAATTATGGTGGTTGTATCTTTACCAACGGTAACTTTGTTAGCCGAACCAAGCCACGAAGGGTCAAACTTGTCAAGTCTCATACCCTTTTCTGATGATACTACTTTACCTCCTGTCAATATAGCGATATCCTCTAAGACAGCTTTTTTTCTATCCCCAAACTCAGGTGCTTGTACAGCAACACAGTTTAGTATTCCTCTCATTTTATTCACTACTAAAGTAGAGAGAGCTTCTCCTCCGATATTGTCAGCAATTATTAATAGAGATTTGTTCTGATTAGAGACACCTTCTAAAATAGGGAGCAACTCTTTTACTTGTGTTAGTCCTTTGTCGGTAATTAATATTAACGGATCTTGAAGAACAGCTTGCATCGAATTATTGTCGGTAACGAAGTATGGAGACTTATAACCTCTGTCGAACTGAATACCTTCGACCGTTTCTAAATATGTTTCTCCTGTTTTTGACTCTTCAATAGTAACCACCCCATCCTGCCCTACTTTATCCATGGCAGTGGAAATTAACTCACCTACTTCGGTATCATTATTAGCTGAAATAGTGGCAACCTGTTTTAGCTGTTCTTCATCCGTGATGTCTTTCGATTCTGTAGAAAGGTATCCAGTGATGTGTTTTACTGCCTCATCAATTCCTCTCTTTATATCGACAGCATTAGAACCTTGCTTCATTCTATCTAATCCTTCTGTAAGGATGGATTGAGCAAGTAGAGTAGATGTGGTAGTACCGTCACCTGCTTGTTCTCCTGTCTTAATAGAAGCTTGCTTTACAATTTGAGCTCCTAAATTTTCTACTTTGTCTTTCAACTCTATGGACTTTGCTACAGTAACACCATCTTTAGTTGATACCGGCATGCCCATTTCCTGTTCAATAATAACGTTTCGGCCGGAAGGTCCGAGGGTAGCCGTAACTGCATTAGCTAGTTTATCGACTCCGTCTGCTAGTTTGTTTCTAGCGTCTTTTGAAAATGTAATCTTTTTAGTCATAATCTAAATCTAAATTTTTTGATTCTTTTACTACAGCTAATACTTCTCTGTCTTGAGCTATAAAATATTCTTCACCTTCAAAATCTATTCTTAAAGTACCAATTTTTGGAACTAATACTATATCTCCTACTTTACAAGAGCGTACTGTGATTAATTGTCCATGTTCTGAAAGTCTACCAGGTCCGGTAGCAATAACTTCTCCCATTTCCGGTCTTTCTTTACCCATGTCAGGGATTACAATCGATCCGTATGTTTGTTCACCTTCATCAATAGGTTTAATTAATATACGGTCGTTTGTTGGTTGTAACTTCTGTGCCATTTAATAATAACGTTTTATTTAATATATGATTTATCTATTGAAAATCAAACCCCAGAGAAGAAAAATTTAGCTAATTTTCAAAGTTTTTAACTCTGACCCTTTAGCAAAAGGAATTGCAATTGATAATAGTCCATTTTCAAACTTAGCATTTGCTTTAGTTAAATCGAACTTACTATCAATTTTCCAGCCAAGATTAAACGAACGTTTAGCTATTCCTTTATGTATATAGTCAACGTCTGTTTCTTCTTTAGCCTTGTTGTAATTAACTCTAAGAGTATTGTTTTGGGTTTGAATCTCTAAGTCCTCTTTTGCGATTCCTGTAGCCGCTATGTCGAATACCAATTGGGTATCGGTCGTATAGATGTCTACTGGGTGAGGAACTTTGGTTTCTGCCAGCGGAGTAAATTGGCTGGCGTCTTGGAAAAAATTTCTAACTAAAATGTCGAACGGATTACGTTCATAAAATAATGTACTCATATCATTTAAAATTTGTGACGTCCTAAGATCGTCGGTTAAACAAAATAAAAATCTCTCTGGGGTTGATTCTCATTTATTATAAATATAGAACTTTTAGAATTAAAAACCAACTTTTATATTAAAATTGTTCCTTTTAACCCTGTCCATGATTTAGCTAATCCTTTATGAAAATTTTGCATAACAAGCTTCCACGGTTCTTCTCCACTTAAGTAGTCTAAAGCAACTCTGTTGTTATGTACTAGTATATCTTTCATATCAAAAAGCATATTTTCCAATCTAGGTAAAGATAAAGAATTTAAATATTTTAAATTATCTAATATAATTTTTATAGCAACTCTAGCATCATTAACATCATCATACGATTCATCCCAGAATTTGTTAAAAGTTTTGAACCCAAATACGTTTTTTAGGTCTTTTAGGTAATTTTTATTTCCTAACACAATAAAAGGTCTATGGGTAAGGGTAGGTTTAAATAACTTTTCTGTATGAAAATTTATATTACTAATAAGAGGGTCAGAGCTCAATCCTCTAAAACAGTATGTTTCAACTGTTATATCTACAAATATTTTTCTAAAAAATTCATGATCTGGAAATGCAAAGTATGGTTCAAGGTAGTAGTCGTCAGATTCACGGTTTGGTATATTGTACATTGGTAACTTTGGAAGTAACTTTTGTATTATCTCATTATCCTTTTTTGTAAGAGTCATTATAGGGGGAGGAGATAATGTACCTAGTCTTAAATCAGACGGTGTTGCATTTTTGTAAATCTCCTTATAGTAATCACTAGTGACATACCTTAAAAACCTCTTGGGTGTTTCTTCACCAAAGTTATAATAGCATTGGTCTAATAGTTTAGATTCAATTAGTTCATTCAGAAGTAACATTCTATAGTTTTTTGTTTTCCCTGAATAAACTAAAAATCTTTTTTCTAAACTTAACTTATTAAATGCGTATTTTTCGGTATAGTTGTGTATTGTTTCACTTAATTTTATTCTTGCTGGTGAATAAAATTGATTCCAATGGTGTATAAAATTATATGCTGCTGAGTGACTTTGTATTAAAGTTACGTATTTAGGAACGTTTTTAATGTAGTCATCTATAAAAGTTTCTTGACCTGTTCCTTGAAAAAATAAATAAACATGATTTTGTAATTTATTACTAGTGATAAACTTTTCTAATTCAAGAAACAGTACTGTGCGAAATATTTCTGCTACTTCTCCTTCTTCTACAAGAAGTAATCCACAGTCTGTATTAGTTTTTAAATATTCAAGCCCTTCAGTATCTGCAAATTGTGGTTTGTATTTACCTGTCTTATAAAGGTTAATTAAAACGTAATATTCCGGAGGAAATTTAACTACCAAATATTCTTTATCATCAGCTTTAAAAAGTTCCATACTAAAATGACATATTTCCTTTGGTGCCTGTCCATGCTACACCTTTACCGTCTAAATACTTTTTAACGTCTCTTTTCCATGCTTCTCCTCTCATAAAGTATCGTTTAGCAATATTACTGTTGTGTACTAAAATATCCTTCATATCAATCAACATATTCTGTAACTGGTTAATAGTTAATGAATTTAGGTATTTCATGTTTTCAATTATTATGTCGTATGCAGCTTGTGCAGAATGACTATCATCGTATCCTTCATCCCAATAGTCTCCAAATGACTTGTATCCAAATTCATTTTTTAAGTCTCTGAGGTAAAATCTGTTACCCAACGCCATAAAAGGTCTAAATGCCAGTATAGGTTTAGTAATTTTTTCAGTAAAAAAGTTAATATTTTTAAATAGGTTGTTCGCAACTATGCCTCTATGGTGGAACGTCTCATTAACTATGTCAACAGCTATAGATTTATATAGTTCAGGCTCTGGGATGATCCACCAAGGGTCGTAATAATAGTCGTCAGTTTTTCTAGGTAAATTAAATAAGGGTAAAATATTTTTGTGTATATGTCTAACAGTGGTTAGTTCCTCATCAGAAATTAATAGTTTATGATTACGTAAAAATTCTGCTTCAGATTTACCATGATGGTTGTTTATTATTTCTCTATAGGTCCAACCCTGGTCCATAAACTTTTTAATTACATCCTTGTCTAGCTTTATATACTCATTATTAAATGAATAGTAGGTATTGTCTAAAAGATCTGTTTTAAGTAACTTATCTAAAAGTAATAACCTACTAACTCTAGATTTTCCAGCAAGGATCAAAAAAGCTTTTTCAATTTTTATATTCTCTAAAAAATACTTTTTAGTGTAGGTTGTCTTTAGTTTTTCTTCTGCATCATGTACATTGGAGTGCACTTTAGTCCAGTTCATACAAAAGTTGTATGATGCACTCACACTTCTAACTAATGTTATAAAATTTGGTACTGTTCTTAGGTACGTGTCTATATAGTTTTCTTGGCCATACCCTTGATATAAAATGTAGACATGGTTTGTGAGATTATACGTCTTGCGATACTTAGTAACTGTCTCAATTAAAGGGTTTCTTTGGTAGTCGTCACACTCACCTTCTTCTAAAATTAATATGTCAACTTTAGGATTTTTTTTCAGATACTCAACTTCCTCTAAACCACCGAACTTAATGATGTATTCTTCAGAATAGTATAGGTGAATTGAAGCATAATGTTCATAAGGTAATCTAAAAATTACAAATTCTCTGTCTCTGTGTTTCCAAGTTTCCATTTCCAATGTTCAATAGTTCTGTTTAAACCTTCATCTAATGAAACCTTTGGAGCCCATCCTAGTCTTGATGTAATTTTTTGATTAGTAGAATTTAAAAGCCAGATTTCCCCTGGTCTTTCTGGTTTAGTGTCCCAGTTGACTTTACCGTTCCAGTTTAGTTTTTTTGCTATTAAATCTACATATTCTGATATTCTGATAGCATTATCTGGTCCAAGACAAAATATTTCACCGACAACTTTTTCAGGGTTATTAATTACCTCAACCCATGCATCTAGTAGGTCGTCTATATAAATAAAGTTTCTGTACGGAGTTCCATAACCAAGATTAATCTCATCTTTATTTTTAATCATCTGAGTAATAATCTGCTCGGTGACAAAAAAGTCGTTGTCTTTACGTCCAAAAGCGTTAGTTTGTCTAATTGCAGTAAATGGTAGTCCGTAACTCCTATGAGCATACTCTAAGTATTTCTCACACCCATATTTTGCAACTGCATAAGGAGCATTAGGGTTAGGGGGTGTTTGCTCATTAAAAGCAACAATACCTTTGTTTTTACCCTCCTTAATTAAATCAGAAATTGGCTGCCACCCGTACACTTCCATAGTAGAAGCAAATACGAAATTTTTAAGATTTTTTAACCTCTTTGCAGTTTCAATTAAATTTACTGTTCCAGTGTAATTAACTTCTGAAAAAGTGATTTGCTCATAAAAGCTTTGTTCTACTTCAGTCCTAGCGGCTAAATGTACTATAATATCAGGGTCGGCATCTAATAATTCATGTGCAACCTCTTTATGGTTTCTGAGATCGTTTTGAAGTAAAATTAATTTATGTTCTGATAATCTTTCTCTAATGTGACTACCTATAAATCCTTGCCATCCTGTAATAAAAATTTTCATATTTTGTATCTAAGTGTTATGTTTGGGTCGGGGTTATCGTTTACGTATTCAAATATTTTTTCTATCTTATCTATATCTTTTTCGGTTTTTACATAACTCAGTTCATTGGCAAAATGTAATTCTACTCCTCTGTCAACTGCCAATTTAAGTACTTGCAACCTTCTTTCTTTGTCATCTGGTAAGCTGTAAATAGAACATAAGATAATTCCTTCAATTCCTAGACCGGTAATAAACTTTTCTAAACCTGGTAGCCAATCGCAATATTCACTTTCGAACTGATAATCATTTATATTAATATTAAATTTGGTACAATATTGTTCAATAATCGCTCTTTGCATAGGAAGAGGTATTTTATTAGAAAATTTTGTGTTCCAACTAGCGTAACTTACCCACGTTTTTGTAGTGTCTATATTAATATCTGATTCTCTTTCACCTAAAAATCTAAAGTACCCTCCTGGTAGTTTCCTATGGTAGTGCCCTCCTTTAGGTAGAATACGTCCATCCATTGACCACCTGGTTATCTCAGTTTCATTGTTGAAATTACCATGTATGTGCTGCTGTTGAAATAGGTATGCCTGTCCTGGTTCCAGTTTAATAGGTTGAGAATATTTACCACAAGCTTCTTGTATGGTGTCGTAATCCCATTTGTTATCATACGTGTTTTGAGTGATTTTTACACTGTCATCAAACGAAGCAACATACATACTGTTAGTATCGTACACTTTAGTAAAAGGAGTCCAAATAGTTCTTAAACCTAATCCGTTACCAACCCATATTCCTTGGTGAAAAGCAAGTAACCTTCCTTTTTTTGCTTGGTCTGGTATTACTATACGAATTGTGAAGTACCGTTGTATCATCCATTCATCGAAACCTATGTGTTCTCCAACAACATCATTGAAATAAGAATCAACTCTGTCTGCGAATTCATCAGAACCACAGTAGGATTGACAGTGCCTACCTAAAATACTAATTTCTGAAGGTGTAAGTACTTTGTGTACTGTTTCTAAAGTTTCTATTTGTGGAAATTTCTCTCTGGCGACGTTTAACCAATACTCTGGCCAGTTATGTTTTTTAAGATCATAATCTACTATTTTTCGATCTGTCTCTGGAAATAAAACTTGATAGTTCATATACGTTTCAGTATAACTTTAAAATAAATAGTTATTTAAATCAAATTAGCCTGGTTTTTACCCACACATAACTTGTAGTAATAGTTCTCTATTTCTAAATACTTATTTATTTTTTTTATAATTTCTACATTTAATTTAGTACCTGAAAATACTTTATCTATTTCTGAATATCTTTCACTGTTAGAATGTTTCATTTCTGAAGTCTGGCCGGTTGGGTGCCAATCTTCTATGTCCATTGTGTAAAAGTTGTTAAGTTTAGAAAACTTATATGCAAACTCATGATAAGGAGCTAGATTAGGATCGTACATAATTACATCCCAATGTTCATTTAGAAGTCTTGTAAAAAATGTACTTTTGTATATATCATCAGGAACTTTAAATTTGTATAATTTATGTTTGGTGTTTGTGTATATATGAAATGCTGTTTGCACTAAACCAGAGTAGAACCTTTTAGTAGGTTCTCTTACTAGTATTGTAGGGTTAAAATTTAATTTAGTGTCTAAAGTAATGTTTTTAAATTTTAAGGTCCCGGTCTTTGATAGACTTGAAACAGTATTTGCACCGATTTTGTACGTCGTGAGAAAGTACAGGTTATTTATTTCTCCATAAACAGCTGATACTTTAACCATAAAGCTAAATAATGTAATCTGGGATAATTCGTGTTAGTTTACTAGTAATATTATTTAAAGGATATGCAAGTTTACGTGTATGGTCTGACCAGACTTCGTTTTCGGAGTAGTGATTTAAATGTTCACTTGTAATAGGAAAAGTGTTTTTAATAACTTTACCTACAGGTATTGGTAAGTACAAATGTTTTTCTAAACCATACCCGTCGCACCATCTAGTAAAATCTGAGTTTGAATATATTTCTTCAAAACTGTTTCCAAAAAACACTTTTAAACTACCGTTAATATTATCAAGATTAGTTATATCGTATTCTAAAGGGTCGTCATATTCAGCATAACAAAATTCATAATCCTTACCTGCAATAGATTTGCCAAAAAATACATCGTATTCGTAATAATTATCCGGAAGTGATTCTTTTAACTCATCCTCATTAATTCTATTTGTAAAAAAGTACTTGTGAGCTCCGGTGGTTATATCATAACTATCCCACTCAAGTTGAAGATAGGAATTCTCAAAATTTTCTCCAGAGTACATTAACCAGCTCCTTTCACTAGTTTGAAATCCTTCATAGAAGTGTATGTACTTGTTAATTCGTTCTATAGCCCCGTAAAACTTATCTGTGTGTTCTTCTATAACCTCGTACTCTGGTGTAAGAAATTTTCTAAAGTTTTCTATTTTTTCTACATAAACATCTTTTTTCAACTGTTTAAGATCTTCCTTATGAATTTCGTGTTGCCAATTTGTAACGGAAGTCATAGCAATAGTAAAACAACGGTGCATTAAATTTGTATGTTTCCACCCCATGCCAAGAAAAGCTCTATATGGAAATTTTTTACCAACCACACTGTCATTAGCATCGTCTATTGCTTTATTAATCTCATCAACACAGTCTTTCTGTGTCATATTAATTACCGGGTTTACCCAGTCACTAGGTTTTGATCTAAAATGATGTTTATGTGGAAAAATACTAGACTGTGTAGCTTTAAAATCCTGATCTAAATTATTGGCCTTATAGTAATTTTTATACGTGTTATACGAATCAACCCACTTCCTTACAGCAGGAGTATCTAGTAACTCTATTTGCAGAAAGTGTTTATCAAGTTTTAAATCTAAAGTGTACATAAGTATTTTTAAATAAATATCAATGTCCGTCTCTCCAGTTATTTGAAATCTCTGGTGGAGCTTTAAGAGTTACTCCTGGAAGTTTGGTGGTATCTTGCATGATTTGTTGCACTATAGGGGCAAACATCTCTGCATCTTTTTCATCAACATTAATTAATAACTGGTCATGTACCTGTGCTTGAACTTTTGCATCAATACCCAACTCTTCAGCCTTACGGTTAATAGCTAATGCTGCTCTGTTAACTACAGCTGCTGCTAAAGATTGAAGTTGAAAGTTAAGACAGTTGTTAAGGCCGTTACGATAGTCACGATATGCTTTCATAACCTGGTCCTTACCGTAGGTAACCTCTAGTTCTTTTCTAAATCTCCAGTCCATCATTCTATCACCAAACTTAGCATAGGTTTTTTTAACTCTAGGTAAATGACGAACTCTTCCTACATAGTTCTTTATAAATCCATTCAACTTAACCTGTTCTCTAGATCTTTCTCTCCATTCTTTAAGTTGAGGGAACCCATCCAAGTAACCGTTAACTAACACTTGTGCTTCTTTTTGAGTAACTCCTAAAGTCATACCTAATGCATAAGCCTCCATACCGTATGCAATACCAAGTGAATAAGCTTTAGCAGTATTACGTTTAACTGGGTCTACTTTTTTTAGATAGTTATCAGCAGATTTGTCAGCAGAAACACCTTCAAGCTTTTCAGTTTTGATAGCAACAGTTGAGTAGAAGTCCCAATTTTTTTCAAAAATTTCTTGTAAACCTCTGTCTCCTGATACGGAAGCAAAACAGTGAGGCTCTAATGATTCGTAATCGGCATCGATTACTTTTCTACCTTTACCAGCAATTAAAAATGCTCTTACAATATTAATATACTTCATTAAGATAGGAGCATCCTGACCTTCTTCTAACGGTTTAGGTAACTGCTGAGCATCAGAACCATAACGACCAGATACTGTGCCGTTTTGCTTAAAGTAAAAATAGTATCTTCCATTTTCATTTCTATCTAAAAACCTATCAACATAGGTTGATTTAACTTTAAGTAATTTATTATAGATTCGTAGGTTCTCAGCCCATGGGTGTTCTTTAGCAAGTTCTTCTACCATATCCATGTCAAACTTAGCTCTACCTGATTTAGTATTAGCGCCTGTTACTTTAGGTTTAATACCCATATAGTCAAAAATAATCTCTCCTAGATGTTTCTTAGATTGTATATTAATGTAATCACCATCGTTATACTCTCTCCACATATCTAAACATAACCTTCTAGCCTCCTTCATGTCGAGATGCTCAGTATTACCACCAAGTAAAAACTGTTTAACTCCTTCTTCTATTTCATTGACAGTTTCTAACTCCTCAATCTTTGATTGAGTTAAAGAATACTTACCAGTTTTTTCTGATTTAGGTAAACCAAGAGAATATCTAGCTACTAATTTTTGAGCAAAATTACCTTTATGGGTAATTGGAAATTTTTCCTCAGCAGTTTTTAATACCCAAGCTTTAGCCTCAGAAGTTTTAAGCAGAGATTTCATAACTATCTCCTTATTTTTCTTAAGATCGTCAGTTATCTCTACGTTAATTTTGTTTAGTAGGTCCATATCGAGATCTACACCCATCATCTCCATAGGTAGTGTAACTTCTCGATAAATCGGCATTACTTCATCTTCAAAAAAGAATTTCTCAAGTCCTTCATCTCTAAGCTTATCCAAATATAGATTACAAATGCGAAGGGTAAGGTCAGTATCAGCAGCAGCGTATTTACTGAGTATGTCAAGGTCAGCTTTATAAATTTCAAAACTTTCTTTAGTAACGGAACCACCATTTTTCTTAATACTTTCTTTTAGTTCAATTTGTTCTTGGTTAGCAGCCTCTTCGACATTTAGTCCAAGAGCCTGTTGATTCATTATCGCTATGGACTTTAATCCAAAAGGGTTACCGAATCCAAAAGCACCCTCCTCGTAAACTGTATGGACAAGTAGTCCAGTATCAACCCATATTTGCCTAGATAAATCAACACCGTAAAAATTCTTTATAAACTGAACGTCGAAAGAAGCATTGTGAAATACTAGTTTCTTTTTCTGTTCCACTAACATTGAAAGTAGGTTACGAGAAATAGTCTCAGTAGAGGTACCGTCAATCTTCTGTAGTTCAAGTAAACCTTTATCAAAGTTCCAGACTAGAGTTGGAATATAGAAACCGATACCTTCATCCCCAGACAACGACCAACCTACAATTTTATCCTTCCTAGGATTAAGACCGGATGTTTCTGTATCTACTGCAATAACGTCTGATTCGTTAATATGTTGAAACATTAAGTTTAACGTTTCAGAATTTTGAACTGTATAATACTTTTTTTCTAACTTCATATACTATCTTACTTTATCACCAAAAACCATTGAACGAAGGCTGCTTTCTGTCCAACTTACTTTAACATAGTCTTGTTCTAAACTAGCCTCTAAAAATTTAGTAATAATAGCTGCAGTACCATCTTGTTTTTTAAACTTACTTTTGTTATATAGAAATTCATAAATTTCATTAGCATGGTTTTTATTTAACCATCTGTTGGTATTATTTCTATAAAAAGTAGTAACCCAGTTGCTTACCTTTTGATAGATCGGTAAAAAATCTTCATTAATTTTAGACATAACCTTAATTATTTTGTATATCTAAATATAGTAAAAATACTTCAGACTTACAACTAATACTCACCATAAAGGTCGAACTTCATTGGCTCTTCTTCTGGTATCTCTATTTCGTTGGTTTCTATGGCGTATAACTTTCCTTCTAAAGGCTCTAATCTATAATGTCCTTTAAATTTAGTTTTTCGCATGTACATAGTAAGAGCCATTACTAGTCCTTCTATGGTAGTTCCTTGATCAATTACTAGCTCCCAATTGTCTCCGGGAGGTATTCTGGTTGCAATTAGTACTTTTTCTTCTTGTATTTCTAGTTCAGCCATAATGGTTTAAATAGTTTAGTATAAATATTCCAAAAGTATTCCTCGTAACTAGGGTGATCTATCCAGTGGTTAGTGGTACCTTCATAACTACTAGAAGGTAGTTTATGTAGTTTTGCAAATTCCTTAACTACTTCAAACATACCTGGGTATCCAGAGAATGGGTGTAATTTTTTGTATACAGGTAAAAAATTAATATATCTCTCACTATTTGGAGTTTCAGCACATGATAAAATTAAATTGGAAGACATTGTGTAAAAACTAACATACTTTTTTGTTTTAAGTACTTCTGGGATGTAATTTTTTACAAAATGGTAAGTGGGTATTAAATGTTGGAGTGTTTGAAAATCATCATAAAGGTATTTTAAATAGTCACTGTAAACTTTATCAACTTCACCAAGTGTATCTACTTCACGGGGGTGTTTGGTGAAAATTCTGTTAGAGTTTATACCACTCCTAGGTCTGAGATGAAAACTGGATAAATACTGTCTTGCATGGTCTGTCATCCCTACTACAACACCATCTGATTTTTTAATATTATTTAAATTAAGGTATATTTTTTCAAGAGTATAAGTTAGACTGGAACCGGCTAAACCACTGATACGTACTTCACTAAAGCCACCCTCTGTCTGTATATGTTTGATCCAGTTGTCATTATAAGCACAGAAACTGTCCCCAAAAACCCAAAGAACATTACCCATTACCTACTGTCTTAACGTTTTTCGAATTGTGTAATTAGGGTTGGTAAAGAAATCTGGTATAAGCATTTTATGAGTTGCTCTAATAGGATTAATATCAATACCCCCTCTTCTAGTATATAAACATGATACCATCAAATGTTCTGGTTTAAATCTTTCAGTTAAATGAGCAAATATCATCTCACATATCTCTTCATGAAAGTGACTAACTGTTCTATGACTAACAATATATTTAGCCAACGATTCAGCAGATGGGACTTTTTCTCCTTTAATATAAATAAAAACATCACCCCAATCTGGTTGGTTAGTTACTCTACAATTCGATCTCAATAAATTAGACCTAACCTTTAGTTCTTCTCCTTCCCCAGTTTCTAATTGATCTGCATCTGATTTAAAAGCTGTAAAATCTATATCGTCTAATTTAGCAATATCTGCTATATCCTGATATTCATCTGAGAAAGATAAAGGTTCAGTTTCAAATTCAGAAGCAAAAAACGTAACTGTAGTATTAGTATCTAAAAGTTCATCTAAATCTCTTTTAACTCTTGCTTCAATACCGGAAATACAATCAGCAGCATTATCACCTATTTGAGTCATATTAAAAGAATTTAAGTATAACTTTATAGATTTAGATTCTACGTGATTTTCACTATCTGATGGGCATACTATTTTAAGCATTCCGGCAACAGGTTGACCTTTAGTCGTAATTGCAGATACTTCGTATGCATTCCATACATCAACCCCTTTAAATTCTGCTCCAGTTAAATTATAACCTTCTCGGTTAAGGTAACGGGGTATTTTAACTAGTAGTTCAGGGCTATACTGGTCGGAGTATCCGTCACCGCCAACTTTACCTAAATGTTTTGCAGCTATTTCTTTTACTGCTTCATAATTTTTAACTTCACTCATATTACATGTTTAAAATATAGAGGCCATAGCCTACTAAGAGATTAAAATTTACAATTACTATGTTCCACTGTTTAGCGATCCATACTTGAGGTATAGACAAAACTGCTCCAATAAGGTAGGTATAAGCACCTATATTATCATACTGTAGTAAGTAAGGAGATGACATTATAAATGCTGATCCCATATATCCGACTCTATTAGAGATTCTTTCTATAGGAGTAAGTTGTCTCTGTACAACCATCATCCTTAAGAGTCTCATATACCAACGAGTCTCACATTTTAAGCAAGTTTTCTTATCTTCATGCTTAAACTTAGAGTCTTTTTTCTCTTTACCGCAAACGTTACAAGTTCTCATAGTAACCAAATGTGTAAATAGCCCCTTCAACATCAACAGTTTCGTTGGTAAATGTAAATCCGTTTTTCTTATAAAACTGAATTGCTTCTGGGTTAGACCAAAGAGTAACTTTTTTATATTTTCTATTTAAAGTGCTCAATATTCTACTTCCTAATCCTTTACCTTTTCTAGAAACAGTAAATCTACTTAAGTGTGCAGAATTATCCTCACCTTCTCTTATAAATGCAGTACCAATTCCACTTTCAGGAGAATACTCTGTTTGTA